AGGACTTTGTGAACGGATGGGTAATGTCCTGGGCGCTCTGCATATCAGCGGGCTTTCTTTCTATCGCGCTCAATGGCGGCGATGAACATGTTGACGATGTTCTTGTTAGGGTTGCGGGAGATCTTCACCCTGATGGTGTTGTGGTGAATGCGGGGTGGTAAGGCCCGGAGGAAGCGTACTTCGGCGGGGGAAAAGCTGAACTTCCCGGCGCGAGAGAGGGTGAAATGTGCTGATGGCTTTTTCATTAGAAGATCTCCTTATTTGTGATGCGTTCAGATACCTTAGGTGTGGGTTTTTCGCCGAGGATAAACTCTACGTCGATTACGTTGCCGGAGTCTAGCATGTGCCAGTTGTCGGTTATGTATTGGTGTGCAGTTGCGTATGTGCGGTCGCCCCAGGAGTATGGGTCCCAATTGGCGTTACGGTTGCTGCGGTAGAGGATGACTAGTGGACCGATGTCAGAGGAGAAGCCGTCGCGCTGAAGAAGATAGACTTCTTTCTCGTGAATGTCTGCATCTGTGCGCGGACTTGTGGGGACCGCGCGGGTTGCATAGGCGACGAAGAATGTGGCTCTGTCGCGGATTTCGAACATTTTTGTCTCAAGCATTGGATGTGGTTCTTTTCTTGAATGCGCTGGTTACACGCCGTAGCGCAGGTGTGGGGTATGCGCGAGGCATACGGGCTTCGCGCGTAGCGTTCGGTTTACTTCGGCTTACCAGGGCTTCGCGCGTAGCGTATGCGGCTAGGGAGAGGAGGAGGAAAAATGTGGTTGCGTAGGTTGTGATCATGGGTGTGTACCCTTTGTGCCGCGTAGCGGCATCATTGAAGAGGTTCCTGTACGCGGTGGGGTCTGCGTGAGAGCACCTCAAGGGGTGTTTCCGCCACGACGAGATAGGGGCCGCCGCCTACGAAGTTTACGCATGTGCGGGCGTCAGGGTACTCTGTGCGCAGCTCAGGTGTGACTTCGCCAATTATGGTAACGAGGTCGAGGTTGACCCAGTGGAGGATGGACTCACGCTGGGTGGGGTCAGAGGAAACGCCGCGAAGGCAGATGAATGTCATATCTTGGTCTCTTGTATGTGTTTGATGTGGAGGTCGAGCAGGTCGTCTACACGCTTGCCGTCGAGGTGTATCATGGCAACGATGGCGATGAGCGCGATGTATAGAAGGGCGATGATGCAGAGTGCGTTGCTCATAGAAGGTTTTTCCTGTTTACTTTGCGAACGGGGCCGACGCCAAGCGCACGACGTAGAATGCGAAGCTCACGTCCGGTGTAGCGTGAGGTGTCGTTGTGGGTGTAGTGGGATACGATGCGCTCGTGGCCACGACGAGTATATTCTTTTGTGTTGCCGAGGTGGATAAACTTCGGCCATGAGATGGAGTGGGCAGGCTTGCGCGTTTCTGCGAGGCGCAGCTTGCGCTGGTGCTCATGGATACCGAAGGGGTCGAGGTTGAACATCAGAGATCCTCCAAGAGGATGCGCTGCTGTGCGGGGTTGTATGGGAGTGGGTTGTGTGAGGCGCGCAGGTACTCTTGTGTTGTGGAAATGCGAAGCGTGTCGAAGGGGAAGAGCTTGCGCCAGCCGTCGAGTGCGAGGTGGATGCGCTGCATGGGGGAATGCTCGTCGAAGGATTGCAGCTTGGAGAAGTGGGCTTCGCGCGTAGGGTTTTCGCTCTTGCGTAAGATGAGGATGGAAAGGGGGCGCGAGGGGTCCACGCCTGGGTAGTATGCGGAGCGCATCGCGGGTGCGGGGGCATACTCTCTTATGCGGGTGTTCTGGTAGGTTGTGTGCATTGTAAGTCTCCTTGATACGCCTTTAGGGCGTCCTAAAAGGGGCGGCCGCTGCTTGTGTCTTGTGTCAAGTAGAATAAGAGGCAGATTGCGAGAATGAGAATAAGCATTAGAATGGTCCTTTTTCGAGGGTTTCAAGGGCTGCATCGATGTGCTCTGCCCAGATCTCACCTGTGGAGTCTGCGGGCATGATGAGCATGGCGATGTAGATGGGGTATTCTGCGATTACGTTACGGAGAAGGGATAGCATCAGAGGGCTCCTTCAGGGTGGGGGCGCGAAGCGCCTGTGTGTGTTTCGGATTTAAATCCAAAACCCATATCGGCTAGTTGTGCATGTGCCCAGGCTTTGAGGCGCGCATAGCGCGGGGGGCGGGTCAAAAGCCGCAGGCTCCTCTGCATATCGCGAAGCGCCCTGTTCTGCCTAACACAGTGTGCGCGGAGTGCTGCGATCTCTTGGCGGTGCTGTGCGTTCTCGTCACGGAGCGAAAGCGCAGCCTGTGCGAGTTGCTCGGCGCGAAGGCGTAGGGTTGCGGCTTGATCGGGGCTCATGTCGATGCCTTCTGGGTGCTACCCTGATGGGCTTCGCGCGTAGGGTTCACTAGTGGTTTACTTCGGTTTACGCGAAGCGATTCTGTGATCCTTTCGTGTGGGTGCAGCTTGGGATGGAACAGGGCGAAGGTGTATTCGATGAGGGTCTTCCGGGAGAGGGCCTCAAGGATGGAAAGCTCTGTTGCTGTGTTTCGATAGCCTAGGGATGGCTCCATTTCGTCGCCCGAAGGGCAAGCGCGTAGTTCGGCGAGTCTCCAGTCGATAGAGTTGAGGAACTGCTTGAACATGTCTTCGGGGTTACGCGCGAGTTTTCGGTTGAATGCGCGCATGCAGTCGGGGCAGATCTTCCGCCCAGCTCGGGCGGGTATGAAGAGGGAGGAGCAGTCGTTGCAGTGACGTTTCTGCATAAGGGTGTCCTTTTGGGTAGGCAGAAGACGCGTAGCCTCCGCTCCTGTAGAGGCCCGAAGGGCTTCGTAGCGAGTAGCGCTGACTTCCTTGCGTAGCGCTTGGATACGTGCTTTTGTGGTCATGGTTATTCCCCTAGGGGATTTTTGTGCGCATAGTTCTCCACCCCTATACGTGAGCCTGAAGGTGGACTTGGTGGTGTTAGAAGCTTGTAGACTTCTGTTTCAGGGATGCCGTGTAGTTGTGCTAGTATGCTACGGAGGAGATTACGCAGCTTGTTGCGTTCGGCTTTGACGATATAGCCGTTGCTATTGAGTGCGGGAAGTATCTCCTCGATGCACTTTGAAAGCATAAATTCTATGTGCTCTTCTGAGAGTGTTATTGTCTTAGGCATAGTGTGTCCTGTGAGTGTGGGAGCGGAAAAGGGAGCCCGCGTTGTGTTGCAATTATAGCATAGAAAAGGTTAATAAAGTATTAATAAATGGATAGGTGTGTAAATTTTCTTTTACACGCAATACGGGTATTGAGAGGATGCGCCTCGCCGATGTGCGAGCGGGAGAATGTGTGGCATAGTTGCGGCCTAATCAGCCGAACGCCGAGCAGCCCTACAGCCGAGCCACGGCTAAAGGGGTGCATGGGGGCGGTGTGTGTTTTACTACATATTCTCTTTTTTTAAAATTTTTTTTTATTTCATATATAAGAAGAAGAGGGGGTGAGAAATGTTTAGACGTTAGCTTCGCTAATGTTGTGTTTTATGTTTTACGTCCAAAGGATATGTTGCAAAAATACACAGGGGGGGGGGCATGGGGTGCCCTTCTAGCCGTGACTCGGCGTTCGGCTGACTCGGCTACTCGGCTGACTCGGCAAACACACACGCGAGTCTCCCGCGCGGCCCAGGGATGGGGGAAATAAAAAAGGCCAGCGCGTGGCCAGCCTTTTCAGGTCTGGCCCAGCTAATTACGCCGCTGGGCCAAAGAACCTTACGCGTCACAAATCTTCAAGCTGTGCTTCTGCCGTGTTACCGTCTGCAGCCTTTTGTGCAGCCTTAGCACGGTCGAGGCGAGCTTGAAGCTCCTCCGCCCGCAGGCGATTGTAATGGGATGCAATCGGACCTTTGGTCATCCAAGCAGTCTGCTGCTCTTTCCGCTGCTTAGGCGTAAAGCCGTCCCAACGTTCGGCAAGCTCGGCCATCTTTTCCTCGACCTGTTCAGCCGTATGCCCGCTGTCAAGCAGAGTTGCCTTAATAGCCGTAAGGATCATAGGCTCGCCGCCGCCGCCTTCACCAGCGGTCGACCAAATACCTGCCTTAATGCTAGCGAGGCGCCGTAAGAAAACCTCGCCCCCTTCGGCCGCGCCTTCTTCTGCCGTGTTGACGCAGTTGCGGAAAACAGTTGCGTAGCCGAAGGCTGCAGCCTGTGTATTGCTTTCATCGGGAAGGTCTTCAAACAAGACAATCTCGTTCACCGATGCCTCTGGCACGGTAACCAGCAAGCCTGTGCAGCCTTTCGGAATGGTGCGTCCTGCTACGGATTGTCCGCTTTCATCCAGATAGGCAATCTGAACCTTTACGCCTTTTTTACGGGGAGTTGCTTCGGCCATTGTAGTGTCTCCTATATGCCACAGCGATTCGCTGGGCTGATTCGCAGGGGCATGATTGCCATCTGCTGATTCGTTTATAGCGCGAATCATACGCGCGCGTAAAGAAAAAAGCGCGAGGCAGGCAAAAAAGATTGAAGCGCCCAGGGATTGTGTCACTTATGCAACATAGCCTGTAGGGCTTCTATCCTCCCACAGCTATGCACCTGCAGTGTGTATGCGAAGCGCAGCACAACCATCCCCGTCCTGCTTACACGTTGACGTTGCACACGCAGGGTGGCTTACTACCAACGCGCGAACTCCCCCGGCCTGCCCCCATCGAAGCCCCCCGCCTCCCCTTTTCTAAGACCCCTCTCCCCGATGGATGAGTTTTTCCCAAACACACAGCTCCCCCTTCAGGGAGCCCTTGCGGCCCCGCGCGCAAACAGGTATACTGCGTCAGGTGTGGGATTCGGATTCAGATCCAAAACACACAACCGAAGTGAACCGAAGTGAACCGAAGTGAACCACCTGCGCGAAGCCCACAGATGACCAAACAAAAGTTACGGGGCCGAACATGGCGCCTCATCCTGGACACCTCCGTGGCAAATCCGCTGCTCTCGCCGAGGCAGCTTGCGCCGATTCTCGGCCTCTCCGAGGGCATGCTAGCCTCTGTGATGAAATCCGACGCCTTCAGGGAGAAGCGCACGGAGATGATCCTCGAGCGCTACGGAGGGCAGATTGCGGAGATCCGGGGGAAGCTCTTCGATGTAACGGGCGACCTGCTCGATGAGATCAAGTCCAGGATACACAATCAGACTGAGCCGATTAGCGATCAGATGATGCTTAAGCTCCTCGAGCTCCTCACCCCACATACAGCAGAGAAGCTCAGCGATGCGCAGGGGCAGCAGCCAGGGGGTGTCTCGCCCGGTGTGAGCATTACGCTCAATCTTGAAGACCTCAACAGAGGGCAGCGCAGGTTAGAGGAGCGCAGCCAAACCATAGATGTGACCCCGTATGCAGACAATCACATACGCAAGCTCCCGCAGTCGTAAGGCTGGGACATATTATGAGAATAAGGTCGCGAAGCTGCTCGACAGGCTGGGCGTGCGATACGCATCTCAAGTGTATCTGAACGGAGGGTATGCGGATTTCCTCCTTAGCGATCCACTTATCCTCATTGAATGCAAGACCACGTTTACGCCGGCTGCACTCGAGCAGCTCACTCGCTACAGGAAAGCTCTGCGGAATCCTGCCCTCGTATGCATATGTAAGTATTACCACAGCGCTCCAGCACAGATGCAACATGCATCAGGGTTGGGTGGAAACCCTAAGCTCCGCACAATCGACGACCTGCTTCAGGCAACCCCCGGAGCCTTTACAATCATTCCCTGGACAGGACGCTTTGCATGAGCCCCACATTTCGCCGCAGAGGCTACGTTCAGGATGCAGTGGCTCGTGGGAAGCATGCAGTGGCTCGTCGTGCGAAAGGCGCGAAGCGCCATGACTAGCTCGCAGATGCCCCATGAGTACGACACGAGGTTCCAGCGCTTGGAGGACCAGGTGACACATCATGGCCGCATGCTGGAGTCCCAGGGTGGTCTTCTGCAGGAGATCAGGGATAAGGTCATCGGGCAGCAGGCGCAGCCGAGGTTCAACGTCGCAGCGACCGCATCCTTCATCAAGGACATTATGCAGATGTGCGCGATCGTTGGGGTGCTCACCGTGTGGATCGTAGCGATCGTTACCTCTGCGGGTAGCAACGTGACAGACACGCGGATTGCCCATATTGAGAAGCAGCTTGACGCGTTCAAGTGGACGCCCACAGTAGAGAAAGGAAATTGAAATGAAGTATAGAAAGAAACCAGTCGTAATTGAGGCCACGCAATGGTTCAGAAATGGCAACCATCCGCTTGATGGCGATCCGAGTACAGAAGGCAAGCTCGTCCGGTGCTTTCGCCGCCCTGATGTAAATGGTGTGAGCACTTGCGGACACTGTAGCAACATTATGCAAGATCACGGATGGATCGATACCCTCGAAGGCGGTCACATCGTCTGCCCAGGTGACTGGATCATAACAGGTGTGGTTGGCGAACTCTACCCCTGCAAGCCAGATATCTTCGAAGCGACTTACGAGGTGGAAGAATGAGCCTGACCATTCCCACACAACGGGAAGTCCTTGCACAAGACATTACCCCAATGCGCGTGCAGACTCCTGAAGAGCAGACCAGGGATATCCTTCGCCGTATGCTTCGCATCATGCAGAAGCAGAACACCTACACAATGGCACTCCTTGGGCAGAAAATGCAGATCCTGCCGGAATGGGTTGCAGAGGCGAATGAAGAGCTTCATAAGATGGGGAAGGAGCTGGAAGGATGAGCATATCAAAAGGGATATACTCGAAGGCGGAGCTTCGGCCGAGCCCAAACAAGGGTGGGCAGATCACTCCGGATACAATCATCGTCCATGATACAGCCGGTGCGCTCAACACAATGGGCAGCGTAGCGTGGCTGTGCAATCCGCAGAGCAAGGCATCCGCCCATTTCGTCATCGGCCGCGACGGCAAGATCTTTCAGCTGGTCTCCTGCAACGTGAAAGCATGGCACGCAGGGGTAAGTAAACTCGGGGAGCGCAGCAATGTCAATGACTTTTCTATCGGAATTGAGTTCGTTAACCCCGGGCATCTTGCCCCGTCTGGCACACATGAATCCAGAGCTAGCTTTGGAGGTATCTTCGACAATAAGCAATATCGCATCGAAGCACGCCCGGCCTCGCCCTCTCACCCCGCAGGAAACTGGATGCCTTATACGGAGGCTCAGCTTGATGCCGGCCTCGCCCTCTGCCTATCTATTCGAGATACTTATGCCATCGGACATCTCGAACCACACTGGTTCATATCCCCAGGGAGGAAGATAGATACCAATCCGCTCTTCCCTCTTGTGCGCTTCCAGGGTCGGATGGTCGGTAGAGAAGATACACAGACTTGGGGATTGCTCGCAAAAGATGCCCTTGTTCGTCGCTGGCCGACATTCTTCGACAGCAACAACATCTTCGACCATCCCGAAAAGGTAGAGATCCTCGGAAAGGAGCTACATGACATCCAGGGTACAGATATACCCACGGCTCTTTTCGGTCGGCGCCTTGAATGGACGCGTATAAAGTTTGGAGAAACGGTCGCATTCGTCGACCCCAAAGACATAGTGGAGATCTAAAATGGTAGTTCAGATTGGGAAACCTCGTAAAGAACTGGAGATGGATAGGATGGAGAGAGAAGCACCGGGAACACCGGAAGTGCCTGTGGCAGAGCTAGTCGCAGAGGTGCAGCAGCCAGCACAGATGCAACAGCCGTCGGCCTTTATTGACTACTTCGTCCTCGCAGCGATGCATTACAGTATCCTCGCAACAACTCAGGGGCATTGCGGGACATTTGCAGAACTCCCCGCAGCGCAGCAGAAAGGCCTCGCGGATTTTGTCCGCATGTGCATCATCCAAGCAGGGCGTAAACCGAAGTAAACCACGCGTAAGCCACCGGGCGACGAAGGGCGCGAATGCGCCCGTAGCGCCTGCCCCTCTGGGGCGGCACGCAACACACGAAGGAGACTACGAATGAAATGGATCGACAAAATCTTCGGCCCGGAGATGGAGGGCAAAAAGACAGAATATCTAGCCCTTGCTACAAGTCTTGTCGGCGCGATCATAGTCGGGCTAAACGTGTTCGCCGGGATCGAGCTGGGTCCGGATCTGATCGACATCATCACGAATGTTGTCGCAATCGGCTTTGCCCTTACCCTTGGCGCGCGGATGACCCGGACGGATAATACAGCCAACCGCATTGAGATGAATCAGCCAGATGGGCCTGTGCAGCCGGTACAGCCTGCTCAACCAGTAGCCACTGAAGGAGACACAGCATGATTATTACACCTACCATTGGACGCGTTGTGTGGTTTACGCCTGTTGCCAATGACGCATATGTGAAGAACTACGGGGATCAGCCGATGGCTGCACTCGTCACATATGTGTTTTCCGACCGCATGGTTAACCTTGTAGTCTTCGACCACGAGGGCAATGCGAGGCCGCATACTTCCGTAGATCTTGTACAAGAGGGTGACCCTAAACCGGAAGAGCGTTATGCTGAATGGATGCCTTACCAAGTTGGGCAGGCTAAAAAGCATGCTGTGGAGGTGCCCGCAGAGCTGCCGAACTTCCGCGAGGAGGGTACCGATGGCGTATAGTGTGCGGGCGAGCTTCACCGTCGACGGACCGTGGCAGCGGGAGACTGAGTTCCCCCGGGTGTGTGGTCAGCGGACGTTGAACAAGATGCAGATGGAGAAAGCGAGTGGTCCGGTTGAACTTAAGCTGAAGACTCTGACTGCTATGCTTCTTGGAGAGCTACATGGATTGCAGGAACAAATTGGTCGAAGCGGCGAAGCCTATACAGAGCTTCAGCTGGCATACGACTTAACCTACAGTGCGTACCTTCATGCGATGTCAGCGTTAAGCCGCACGCAACCTGAGCAGGAACAGCAGAATGCTGAAGCTCTTCCTATCTCTGCTTAGCATCCTCGTCCAAGTGATAGCCCTTTACCAGAGGAACAGCTGGATCAATGAGGGCTATCGCAGGGCGCTGGCAGAGCAGGTGGCACAGATCAACGCGTCGCTGGTGCACGCGCTTCAGATTGAGAAGGAATGGGATGAGCTCACAGATGAACAAGTGCGGAAGCGCTTCGAGGAGCGGGGATGGTTTGCAGATTGAAAGCTACGAGGAACAGGTGTGGGCTTTGGATCTATATCCGAAACACACAGCTGGTGGTCCTGTTTTCCCTGAAAGTCCTGTTAGTCGGCTGCTCCAGCAGCCCATCGGTGTCGGTAAACTCTTTCTGTTCCCTTACCGCAAGCACGCTGCCGCATCGGGCATCCCGACAGAGTGCTGTAAATGATCTTCGTTTCATCGGCAAGATGAACACGATACATGAGAAGGAATGCAAAAGTGGTAAATGACAACACGTGGAATATGAAACAAGCCGCTGTCCTCATGGGGCAGAAGGAAGCAGCGCGGCGTGCAGAAGAGTTACAAGGGGCTATACGGCAAGCTGAACTCGACTTCACACAGGAGCACTTAGAGAAAGGTATGAACAAGCCAGCAGCGCAATCTCTTCGGATAGGCAAGAATGTTAATCCAACCGGCTAAGCAGCAGATACTTCGTCCGGAAGATTTAACTCTCCCTCGGCTAGTTGAGCTTGGAGCGGCAGATCCCTTGCTCTTTAACAGAACGTTCTTTCCGAACACTTTCCGTCAAGCGTTTCCAGTCTTCGCCGACGACATGTGGAACATCCTGGAAAGTAAGCAGAGCAGGTTCATCAACTTCCAGCTCTTTCGGGGAAGCAGCAAGACCACCACGACGCGCAGCTTTATGGCAAGGCGCATATCCTACGGCATCTCCCGCACCATCCTGCTCATCTGCGCGAGCAGCGCAAAGGCTGAGATGACCCTTGCATGGCTGAAGCGTCAGGTCGAAACAAACTATACATGGGCGAACACCTTCCGGCTCGTTCCAGGGGATAAATGGACAGATGTCATCATCGAGCTCCGACACAACATCTATAATTACAGCGTATGGGTTGTAGCCTTCGGCCTCACCGGGAAGCACCGTGGTATCAACCTCGACGACTACAGGCCGGATCTCATTATCGTAGATGACATCATTGACGAAGAAATTGCAGCCAGCGATGAGCAGAGGCAGAAGGCAGAAGACTTAGTCCTCGGGTCGCTGAAAGACAGTCTGATTTCCCGTATTGAGAACCCCGACGCAAAGCTGGTTCTTCTCCAGACTCCGTTCCATCCAGACGACCTAAGCATGAAAGCCTTTAAGTCCCGCCAGTGGATATCCTACCGGCAGGGCTGCTGGACGAAAGATACAGAAGATCTTCCCCTCGACAGACGCATTAGCGTCTGGGAAGAAATGTTCCCCACAGCTGATCTCCGTGAGGAACGCCTCGATGCTGTAGCAGACAATAAGGTGTCCCTCTTCTCTCGAGAGAAAGAATGCAAGATTGTCGCGCCGGAAACAGCGACCTTCCGTCGGGAGTGGCTGCGCTTCTATACAGACGACGATCTTCCCGAGAACTACATAGGGATGCAAAAGATCCTCGCAGTTGATCCGGTGCCGCCGCCTACAGAGATCGACCCGAGAAAGATGTCTGTGAAGAAGAAGGACTTTGAATGCCATCTCGTCCTCGCCTACTGGAAGGGCAACTACTACGTGCTGGACTATCGCATCGAGCGCGGGCATACGCCTGAGTGGACGATAATGACATTCTTCAACCTGCTCATCTTATACAGGGTGCCAAGAACAGTCATCGAAGCCGTGGCATATCAGGCGACCCTGATGTGGCTGCTTGCGAAAGCTATGGAGCAGCAGAAGCGTTATGCGGTCATCGAGCCCTTTAGAGACAAGCGCAGGAAGCCTCTTCGCATCGCAGATGAGATCTCTGGCATAGCCTCGCATGGTCGCCTGTATGTCAAGGAGTCTATGCATGAACTCATTACGCAGTTCACCGACTATCCTAACGTCGATCACGACGACATCCTCGATGCGCTGGCGATGGCGCTGATGCGCCTTACGCTGATCGATCTTGGAGAGGATGACTTCCAAGAATTTCCTGGGGATAAACCGATTGAGTATAAAAGGGGGGCACCATGAGGGATGGGTGTGGGTTTTGGCCGGCCATAGCGGCCCGTACACGGCCTGTGGCAAAACAGGCACAGGTGTGGGTAAAAGCGGCCTTCGCCGGCCCTGGGCAAACGTCGGGCGACTGGTGCGATTCTAGGGGCAATTTAGCCGCCCGCCGCGCGGCGCATGCAGCACAATTGAAAGAGGTCCGCTAATGCCAAGCCTAACACGTAAAGACATAAAGAAGGGCTCGCCCCTTCACGCGACGATCCTATCCGAGGTCCGCCGCAGGGTAATGCACGCAGAGCGTGAGTGGGATAAGCGTAGGGATGAGTGGCGCAGGGCAGACGAGTCCATGGTTGCCTACGTCCCTGAGAGCGAGGCTGACGCACGCCGGGACAACAAGCGCTACAACGCAGGCGTGCCCGTGTATACGACCATCAAAGTCCCCTATAGCTACGGCATCGCGATGGCCCTCCATAGCTACCTGTGCAGTGTGTTTCTTTCCCGCAGCCCGGTGTTCCAATTTGAAGGGCTAAACGGGCAGGGGCAGAATCAGGTTATGGCTCTCGAAGCCCTCCACCACTACCAATACCGAGTTGGTGGAATGGGCAGCGTGCTGTTCTGCTATCTATATGACCTTGTAAAATACGGTACCTCTGTCAGCGGGATAAATTGGGCGAATAACATCCGGTACATCACAACGCTGAAGCCTGAGATGGACGAAACAGGTAACATAACCTCATACGAACAGGCTGTATCCCCCATGCAGGGCTACCAGGGGAACGAGCTGTTCAACATGAGCTTGTTCGATTTCCTCCCCGATCCCCGCTTCAGCATAAAGCACTACCAGCGTGGGGAGTATTGCGCAGCTCGTTGGCGCCTATCTTGGCAGCAGGTGAAGGAACGGGAGCTCCTTGGGTACTACACTAACCTCGAGGACATCGATCCACGTATCGCAGCGAACTTCCAGACAGACAACGACAGGGACAGGGAAAGCAGGGCCATCCCACGCCCGTCAGAACACCACTACGAGATCGACCTGACCTTCGCAGCACGGGATAGCAAGCGGCGTCCTGAAGTTGTCCCCGTGTACGAGTGTTACATTAACCTCATCCCGAAGGATTGGAACCTCGGTAACAGCGACTATCCCACGAAGTGGGTCTTCACCGTCACGGGCGACTGGCGCACAGTCATCGGGGCGACGCCCTTCAGCGCCATCCATGCAGACTATCCTTTTATGGTCGATGAGATCGAGTTCGACGCCTTCGCCCTCTCGAACAGGGGCATTCCGCAGATTACGAAGGGTATCCAGGACACGATGGACTGGCAGCTCAACAGCCACATGTACAACGTACGGGCTGCGTTGAATAACCTCTTCGTCGTCGACCCGTCGCGGGTGAATCTGAAAGACATAACCGATCCGCTACCCGGTGGCATCATTCGCCTCCGTGGCCTACCTATCCCAGGTGCGGATGACCCTGTGAAGCAGCTTGTCATCCAAGACCTAACACGCGGGCATATAACTGACATGGGCCTGATGGACACCCTCGGTGAGCGCGCCACAGGGATTGGCGATATCCTCATGGGATCCATGCCCTCTGGTGGACGCAGAACAGCGACAGAATCACGGCAGAGCGCCGCCGCAGGCACCTCGCGCGGGAAGGTCATCTCAGAGTTTGTTGCAGCCAGCGGCTTCCGTCAGCTTGGCCGCCAGCTCGTTATGAACAACCAGCAATACTTGATAACCCCGCAGCGTGTGCGCATCGTGGGCAACCTTGCGCAGCAGGCAGGACCGGGCTTCCTTGAGGTCCGTCCGGAGGATATTGCAGGAGAGTACGACTTTAGCATGGTGGACGGTAGTCTTCCCGTCGACCGCTTCGCACAGCTGAACCTCTGGAAGGAACTCCTCGCTGGAGTCCTAGCCCAGCCGCAGCTTGCTGCACAGTTCGACCTCGCTCGCATCTTCATGTGGATGGCACAGCTAGGCGGGCTGCGCAACGTGGACAGCTTCCGCCTTCAGCTAGGCAGCCCAGAGCAACTTCAGCAGCAGGCGCTCTCCGGAGAGGTCGTTCCTCTCAATGGCGAAGCCGGAGGGAATCCTGACTATGCGCGGCAGATGCCGGGCGTCGGGCCGGTCAACGTAGGGAGTCTCCTCAATGCAGCTTGACGATTTGATGAAGCAGCTAAGCACGCAGGCTTCTCCTGCAGATATTGAGCACCGCAAGACGCTCGTCCGCAATCTACGACGACTTGAAAATGATCCCGCCTGGGTGTACATTTGCAGGGTAATCAAAGACCAAATCACGCGTCTGCATACGGCTATTGCCACGCAGTCACCTGAGGACATTAAGGGCATTCTTGCCCAGCAAAGAGAAAGAGGAATGGCCGAGGCATATGAGGTCCTTTCCGCCCTGCCTACAAAACTACAGGAGGATCTCATAATGGACCTGGAGCTAACAGAGGAAGAGGTAAAAGACCTATGACTATAGATGCACAGAATCAGGGCGGCGAAGCCCCCGCAGGTGGCATAGATAACGGTAGCGATGGTGGAGATGCCGCAGCGTTCGACGCATTTGTCGACGGCCTAGGCATGGAAGAACCCAGTGTTGAGGAGGTACAGTCTGCAGTTGACGGAGCTGCAGCGCAGACACCTCCTGTTGTGGGCGGGGTGGATGGTCTCCCTCCTCAACCTGGGGAAACGCCATCAGTAGTGCAGACACAGACTTCGGGAGTACAGCCTACGGCTGTGCAGCCCGCTCAGTCACAGGAAGTTCAACCTCCAGCCCAGGCCGCACCGGCCTCTGCTGCTCCTGTGGATTTTGAGACGTTCGTTACGCAAAACATGGACAAGGTGGTTAAGCATTTGGCTGACACCCAGTTCGCGTTAACGGATCAGGAAAAAGAGGTGATGGGAGACGCAGCTCCTGTCGTTGCAAGCTATATGGCACGCTCGCAGATCAACAACATGCGGGTTATGATGAGTGCGTTGAACAACGCTCTTCCCGCTGTAGTTGGTCAGTACGTGCAGACGATGGCGCAGGCTAAGATTGCCGAGGATGAGTTCTTCGGTGAGTATCCTGCCCTGAAAGAAGTTGACAGGAATACGCTGATCCAAATCGGACAGCATCTGAAGAACACCCAGCCCAGCCTTAAGGGGGCTGATTTCCGTAAGACGCTCGCGGCGACAGTCGCAGCCTCACGCGGTATCCAGATGCAGCAGGCACCTGCGGCAGCGCAAGCAAAAGCACCTCAGGTGGCTCCGTTCCAAAGTGCAGGAGCGGGAGCGGGTGCTGCCTCAATTGAGCGTATTCCTGCGCAAGGTGGACAGGCGAAGCCCGTCGATCCTTTGCAGCAACTATTCGATGGTCTTTTAGACGACGATTAAGACCTATAGGGGAATAAAATGCCAGCAGTAGCAGGCCTCCGGGGAACCGGAGATTTTTCAGAGGACGAACGTCCAAAGAATTTCAGGGAAACGATTCTGTTTCGCAACCCAACGGGTAGCGCGCCGATCTTTGCTCTGACGTCAAAGGCGCGTAAGCGCAGCACAGACGATCCAGAATATGCATGGTGGGATGAGCCGAATGGCAATGTTCGCCTGCAGATCGCTGGAACGTTTGCAGCAGGTGACACCCTCCTAACGGTGGACTCCGCAGATCCGTCGGCATCCAGCCCGACGCTTCAGTGGGGTACAGCGCTTCACCTTAAAGCAGGCGATCTGCTTCAGGTGGAGAAAACAGAGGCCACTGCGTATGATAACGAGTTCGTCGAGGTGACCGCGGTTATCTCAGCGACGCAGTTCATGGTACGCAGAGGGGCAGCAGGGTCAACCGCAGCAAGCATCAGCAATGATACGTTCCTAACCCTCATGGGCAGTGCGTATGCTGAAGGCACGGCAGCTCCGGCAGCAGTCTCGCGTAACCCGATCAAGTACTTCAACTACACGCAGATCTTCAAGGACACCTACGAACTGTCTCGTACGGCGGACAAGACTAACTACCGTACCGGCAGCGCGATGTCTAATGATAAGCGGCGTAAGACTTGGGACCATAGCCGGGCGATTGAATGGGCAATGCTCTTCGGCCGGCGGCATGAGACCACGGGGGAGAACGGCAAGCCGAAGCGCTTCATGGGTGGGTTGCGTGAGTTTATCCCCTCTGTGCGGACGACTGTGTTCAGTACCGCTGTCACAGTGACTACCTTCCTCGACGCTGTGTATCCTGCGTTTGACTTTGAAACTGGGGCCGGCGACGTGCGTATGTGCTGGTGTGGTAACGGTGCGCTGAATAACCTGAACAAGGTCATCCAGGCGGACGCTAACACGGACATCCAGTACAATGGTGTCTTCAAGCAGTATGGCATGGACTTCCAGGAGTTCATCCTTCCGCAGGGACGCCTTATGCTTCGCACCCATCCGCTGATGAACCAGCACGGACGGTATACGAACAGCATGTTCGGCCTCGACTTTGACTCCATCCGGTATGTTGCCCTCCGGGACAGCGATACCAAAATCATGGATGATGTTCAGGCGAAGGACGAAGACGTACGTCGGGGCTTCTACCAGACGGAATGTGGGCTTCAGGTTGACCGTGGTGGTACCACCATGTTCTACCTCGGCAACATTCTAGCATCGTAAGGAGAAACAAAATGAGGCAGAGATTAGATTTCTCCGAGTTCGATGACAGCCTGTTCCGGAGTCGCTTCCGGATGCTGCCTGCGGTGTTTACGCTTCAGGCGGATAATGAGGTATTAGGTGCGGACCTTCCTCCCTACCTAGTCATCGATCCGGACGGGGCCAAGGATGTGCTGCTTCCTGTAGAGGATGAAACGACGAAGGGTCTTACCTTCATCATCTTCAACGCAGCAAGTGGTGCTGAGACTATTACTGTCAAGGATGATTCAGATACTGACACTATCGCAACCATCACGCAGGGGCAATTTGCCATTGTCATCTGTGACGGTGATGCGTGGCGAGGTTTTGTCTTTGACCAGACTGTAGCAGCGTCGCTTACAACCCTTACTACGACGGGTGATGCGACTATTGGCGGGGATGCGCAGATTGATGGTGCTGCGCAGATTGACGGGCTGGCGAAGTCAGATGTCGGCTTTCAGACCAACGATACGGCGGTGATTGCTACATCCGATGGCCTAACTACGGGCCTTATCGCTGCAGGTACCGGCTTTGTCAGTGTCACGAATGCTACGAATGGTGATGACATTGCAACGCTGCCAGCTGGCACTGCTGCAAACGTCGGCATGAGCATCTGGGGCTGGTCGGTTGAAGCGCATGAGCTTCGCACGCCGGCATCTTCTGGAGCTACCATCAACGGTGTGGACTCGGATGGTACACAAGAGGCAGCTATTCCGGCGACGACCTTGTGGGAAGCACGCCTTGTTGCCGTGGATACCTGGATACTTCGGGCTTGGGATGAGCTTGCTGCAGCAATCAGCGAGATCGTGCCGGATTAATGAATGGGAGGGGCCTTGCGCCCCTCTTTTTTCACCTCAAAATGGAGCCATAAATGGGAATATACTACCCGACGACAGATAAGCTTCTTATGGACGCAGGCGTCAGCCAAGGCTCGCAGCAGTGGAATGGTGGTGACGGTATAGCTGTCATATATGGAGGCACGCCTTCAACAACTATAACCGTGCAGTGCTCTTTTGACGAAGGTGCAAGCTGGTCAGGTGCACATATGTATGGGGCAGCGGACAACGCGCATTTAGCCTTCGGCTCTTCTCATGCTGATGCAAAGAACTTCAGGCTCCCACCGTGCCTTATGCGTGTGGATGTTGTGGAAGCTGGATTGACTGTCAGAATAATGAGTGTGTGAGATGCTGGGGCGAAGCCCCGAAGTAAGCCACTTTAGCGAAGCCCATCAGGGAAGCTCGAAATGCGCGAGATGTACATATCCAAAGGCTATGAAGACTGCAAGACTCTGAATATGGACGTGCCGAACGATAAATTCTTCGATGATGTGAGCATCGGCGACACTGTTCAGGTGACCGTCAAGGGAAAGGTGAAGGGCCTAGATGCTCCACATGAGGGACCCGACTATGACATCGAACCGAAGGCGGGGCAGAAGCGGCCGACGAAAGTGTATCCAGGTAGAATGACCCTCGAAATCTCCGAAGAACCGCAGGCGGCGAAAATCCGAGAACTTAACGATCTGCTTGATGGTGAGGAATAGGTGTGGGTTTAGGATCTAAATCCAAAACACATAAGGCAGTGTCATGACTATATCCCTCAAGCATGAATTTGAAAGTGCCATCCCTGATGGGGATGATGACACGCTTGTCCGCCCAAGTAATTGGAATGCTGAGCATGTACTGCTCATGGCTACAGGATTTATGCTTGGCCGTGTATCTGCCAGTGATGGTGTAACAGAAGAACTTTCCCCTGCACAGATACGTACTTTGATTAATGTTGAGGATGGGGCGGCGGCTGATCTGACTGCAGCAGAAATTCTCGCGCTTTTGCTGGTTGTGGATGGAACAGGAAGTGCTCTCGATGCAGATCTCCTCGACGGAAATCATGCCAGCGCTTTCCAACCTATAAGTGCTAATCTTACTGCGTGGGCAGCAGAGGATCCGGGTGATTATAGCACTACAGCAGAAGCTGATGTATTCTATCAACCACTTGATGCGGATCTTACAGCCATTGCCGCTCTGACAACAGAGGGTTTCGGCCTTAGTCTTCTTGAGCTTGTAGATGCAGCAGCGCTCGAGGCGCTTATTAGTGCACTCACGTTTACGAATACAGGGTTGCATATTCGAGACACCGGTGGTGATCATGATTACATCATAGCGCCTGGGGAAGATGCTAGTGCAGATCGGACACTAACGCTTAATTTAAATAATGCTAATCGGACATTAAGTCTACCAAGTCCAACGTTTGTAAATACAATACTTTCCGGTTATCTTGAAGCCGCAGAGATTTCCACGCCGTCAAATCCGGCAGCAAATTCATTGCGGGTATATCCCGTTGACGATGGCGGGGTAACGAAACTTGCGACGCTGGACTCCGCGGGAACGGAAACAATTTTAGGGGAAGGTGGAGCTAGCGCAGTTGCTGTCTTAGCGTCGGGTGTAGCGACATCCGGTACCGCAGTCAATATCAACGGATTTTTCACCAGCGAATATTCTCATTATGAGTTGCGATTTTCCCAAGCTCGCCCAAGCGGAGATGCCAGGCTTGCATTTCAAGTCTTGATTGGAGGATCCCCAGATACAGACTCGGATTACCGCTATGGTGGAACCATGGGTGACTCCAGCGGAGCGGGTGGAACCTGGGGTGCAGGCGCTGACTCAGAAGGCGGGGCGGCATTTATGCAATTGTCGTTATCGGATACTGAAAGCTCCGTAGCGCATGGCTGTTCCGGCGTTATTGACATTTATAACCCGCTCAACACGACATCACATAAAGATTTCACCTTCCGTACGAAAAACAGGCGAAACGATGGGTTTCTCGAATTCGGAGCTGGCGGCGGATGCTATGAAGGTGCGACCACCGCTCTCAGCGGTGTTCGGTTTATATGGGATGGCGGAGAGAGCTTCCAAAATATCGAATGGACGCTGGTTGCCTATCCAAATTAAGAGGAATCCTCATGCCTTGGGTGGAAGAAAACAGTGCAACAGGTACGTGGGTTAAACCAACTATTGGAGCTTTTCAACGCAACGCATTTCAAACTAATGCTTTTCAGGTAGATGAGTCTCATGGATGGCAAGAATCTTCTGGAGAAGACTCCACATGGTCTGAGGAGGCCGCGGCGTAATGCTAGGAAGTTTAGCGGTTGCAGAAATTAAACGCTACATGGGTTTCCGCACAGATCTCGATGATGACGCACTTGAGCTGTTGCAGCTCGGGCAAGACCATCTCGAGCATAACTGGATCTCGCGGCCACTCCCATGGTTTCTCCTCTCTGAGAGAGCTACAACCAGCACCGTTACTGATGAAGAACGAGTGCAAGTACCGTCTGCTTTCATTGAAGAATATGAAGATGATGGTCTGTGGTTCATTGATGAGAATGGCGGGGAACATCTGCTGACAAAATATGATGCAGATGATTTACGGAAGCTTCAACAGGAACGGACGAGCTACAATACGGTAGAACCCTCGACGCCGGAGCGACCAATTAGCTATGCGATCACAGGGGACTATTGGCGACTCTTTCCTGCTCCGACGGGAGTATATACACTTAGTCAGATGTACTACCAAAAAGATGCAACGATTGCTCTTGATGAAGAAAACCGGTGGCTTAAGTATGCCCCGTATGTACTCATCGGATGGGCAGGTGAGCGTCTCGCCTCCGCAGCGCGTGATGGAGACGCCCTCGGTGTATTCGGCCCGATGAAATCAGCAGCCATCGCTGCGCTTGATGTGCAGACTCGAGAGCGGAAACTCACTAATAGGCGCATGGCTATGGGGGAGACATTATAATGTCAGTCGAATCAGCCACATATCTTAACGACCTTGTTACAACAAACCCTATTGCCACAGATACAGTTGCTCAAGGTGATGATCATCTTCGGTTGCTTAAAGCAGTCCTCAAAGCGAGCTTTCCCGGTATAGCTGCGCCGAGGTATCTTGAGCAAGCGCGTGCTGATGTGGCGTCAGCCTCTGCTCCAGATATCTGGGCAGCGACAACCAACTATGTTAACATCACCGGCACAACAACGATTACAGACTTTGCCGATGCTGACTTCAGTGGGCAGACAAAGCTTGTGCGCTTTGATGCTGTACTGACCCTCACACATGGAGCAAGTGCGATTGTCCTCCCCGGAGGTGCGAATATTACAACGGCAGCGGGCGATCATGCGCTTTTTGTTGCGCAAGGCACGACACAGTTTATTTGTATTATGTACATACGTGCAAGCAGCAGTCCAGATAATGCTGCTTTTACGACGATAGAACTTGGGCACGCTACAGATACGACTATAGCGCGAGCAAGTGCAGGGCGTTTGACTGTTGAGGGCGATCCAGTTATTATGAAGTCAGATCTGACTGGGGCTATTGTAGCTTGGTCAACAGGTACTGCCCCGACAGGTTGGCTTGAATGCGATGGATCTGAGGTATCTCGTACTACTTACGCAGACCTCTTCGCAATTATTGGGGAGATTTATGGAGATGGAGATAACTCCACTACATTTAACTTACCCGATCTCCGTGGTGAGTTCATTCGCGGTTTTGACAATGGTGTAGGTAATGATCCGGATGCTGCATCACGTACAGATCGAGGTGATGGTACGACAGGTGATGCTGTTGGGACAAAACAGGCCGATGCCTTTGAAGCACACACGCATACTTATGATGAACCACAGGAGGGTAATCGTTCCGTTGGTACTGCTGGAGACGTAAACTTTACTTCGGAAGGAACTACAGGATCTACAGGCGGGAATGAAACGCGCCCACGTAACGTCGCAATGATGTGGATCATTAAAACATGACGCTTGTCCCAATACATAACATAGCTCGGCACGGGGTTGTACGAGATCTGCCTGCTGCAGCCTTGCCACCGGAGGCATGGACTGATGCGCTGAATATGCGATTTACAGACGATAAAGCTTCTCGTTTTTTTGGCGATCAGGGTGTCATGGGAACACCATCGGCTGCGCCTGGATTTCTTATGCCTGTGGAGGGCTCAGGTGGTGTGTTTTGGATTTACGCAGAAGCGGATGGATCAGGAAGTCATGTATACGCGTTCAACTCTGCGACACATGCGGAGATTAGCAAGAGTGGCGGATACACCGTCAATAATGCAAGAAACTGGAACGGCACAGTCTTCCACGGCACACCGATTATCAATCCTGTTAGTGATGATCCGCAGTTTTGGTCTGCGCTTAACCTTGGTACGGACCTACAGGATTTGACAGCGTGGCCAGCAGACACTACGTGCAGAAAAATACGGACGTACAAGGCCTATCTTGTCGCGTTGCATATCACAGATGGTGATGGGGTGCACGGCCACCGTGTATTGTGGTCACACAGAGCAGCACCCGGAACAATACCGACCTCGTGGGATCATACAGATGACACTGTGGATGCGCGGATATTTGAACTTAGCGATGTTAACAGTGGACTTATCGTTGAAGGCCTCCCCTTACGCGATCTGTTCGCTATATATAAAAATGAGTCCACGTGGTTGATGCGCTTTAAGGGTGGCACGGATGTTATGGAGTTTGCCAACGTGCTGCAGGTTTCCGGGGTACTTGCCCCGCGTGTTGTTGTTCCTATGGTTCTTCCGAGGAATAAGACCCAGGTGCATTTTCTTCATAATGGTATCGACATAGGTGTATTTAACGGAAATGATTTTGAAAGCATTGTCGATGAGAAGACAAGAAAATTTATCCTCAATGACATGGACTCTATCAATTATGAAAACACATTTGCGGTTGACAGTGCGGCGACAGATGAAATCTGGATGTGCTATCCTGAAGAGGGTGCAGAGGTTCCCACGAAAGCTATGGTTTGGGATTATCGCAGGAATACAATAACCTTTCGGGGTATAAATGCCTTACACGCTGCAACAGGGCCGGTGGAAACTGCATCGGCAACTACATGGGCAAATGTGGTAGGGACATGGGCAGAGCAAGAAGGCGCCAAATGGCAAGAGGGTGCGCGACGTAGATTGGTCCTCGCAGATCAGACTAATACTATGTTGCTTGGAACAGAGGTCGGAAATACCTTCAACGGAACTACCTTTAGCAGCTATCTCGAGCGTACGGGTCTAGCTATCGTCGGTCGCGACAGGGAAGGCAATCCGAAGGTAGACTATGAACGTAGGAAGCTCGTTACCCGACTGTGGCCGAAGATTAAAGGTGGACGAGTGCGGGTTACCATTGGTAAGTCTGAACAGATAGATGACGCTGTGGACTACGTCCGTGCGGATGGAAAGAACACAGCTATATATGATCCAGCGGGAGCTGAGCAGTATGTTGATGTCATCAACGAGGGCCGCCTCATTGCGGTGAAGTTCGAAGGCGTCGACGGAGACTACTGGGAGATGGAAAGCTACAGCATGGATGTTAAAGTCCTCGGAGGACACTAATGGCAATCCTCACATTGACATTCCCGCCGACATTTGACGATCCTCGGCAAGCGCTTGAATGGGTACTTGCGCAACTTACAACTATTGAGACAGCTTTCAATCAGGGCCTAGATGGTATACAGTTGAATATACTGTATGTAGAGCCTGAGAAGAAACGTAACGGATTAATTGTCTTAGCAAGCGGAACTGTGGATGACGCTTCACATTGGGACCCAGGGGGAGATGGAAATCCAGGCATCTTTGCATATTACAACGGTGGATGGAATAAGCTCGGCTAAAGCCGTCGAAAGCGAAGTCGAGTTCAACACCCTCCTTCCCCAACTGGCCATCGCCATGCAGAGCAACCGTCATGAGTGGGAATACTACCATACGATGCAGGGGCTTGTTGAGATCATGAACGGCAACCGGCATATGCTGTTCTATGTTGGACACATGTACAACGTGCAGGCTTTCGCATTCTTCCAGGTCGATCGCTACCCCACAGGTGAGGCTCAGATTGACTTAATATGGTCTTGGGCGAAGGGTGAGTTGCAGGAAGAGGCTATTGCGGATGCAGCGAGCGCTCTGGCATGTGCAAACGGGGCGCGGAGGATGCGGGCTAACTCCTGCAGGCCCCTCGCCCGGAAGCTTATGAAGCTAGGGTACAGCGCTCGGAATCTCGAGATGATTAGGGATATGTGAAATGAACAGCGGATCGCAGAAGGTTACGCAGACGAATAAAGTTGAGCTATCTCCTGAACAGAAACAGTTGCTGCAACAGGGGATGGGGCTTACACAGGGGACGGTGGATAATCCGCCGACATTGCCAACTCCAGCTGGGTTTACCCCTGAGCAGGTTGCAGGACAAGAGGCTGTTACACAGTCTGCGTCAGCTGGTGGGCAGCTTGCGAATACGACGGATAAACTTGCGAGTGCGCAGAACTTCCTCCTCGGCGATGTGCTCGATGTGAATAACAACCCTGCCTTGCAGGGGGCTATCCAAAGCGCGCTCGATCCGATGCGACAGGAGTTCCTTACGAAGGTTCGCCCAGGCGTGGATCATTCATCTATTGGAACGGGTGCCTTCAGCAGCTACGGCGGCAGTGCAAGTACGCTTGCGAACAACCTCGCAGATCAGACGTACTTCCGTCAAGTGGGTAATACCACCAGCGATATTGTCAACAACGCGTACAACAGCGGGTTGTCGGCTATGACGCAAGGCGTCCTTGCTGCGCCGAACACGCAGAGAGGCCTGCTGCTTCCGGGCGCTGCGCTCGATGCTGTGGGGCAGCAGAAGCAGGCGCAGCAGAATCTTGTCAGCCAGAGGGGATTTGAAAATGAGATGCTCCCGTTTAACCTTGGCTTGCAGCTAATGGGCGCGGCAGGCGGCATCCCTGGAGGGGGCTCCACAGGTACAGTGTCAACACCCGGACAGAGCCCTCTGCAGCAGATTCTTGGAACAGCGATAAGCGTCTTACCATTCCTATAGGAGAAGTAGAATGATTGATCCAACATTTCTCATGTCAATGATGGGTAACATGCAGGGGACGCAGGCACTTCAGCCGGGGTTCGATGCGAGTGGTGGTGGGGGTGGAGGTGGCCCAGACTTCATGCAGATGCTTGGGGGGCTGAAGCAGCAGACGCCGCAGAATTCGCCACTTTCAGGTGGAGTGAGTGGAGTGGGGGCGCAGCCGTTTCTGCAGAGTTTTCAGGGAGACATCCTCCAGAATGCCCTCACGCAAGGCTTCTCTCGAATGGGTGCCGCTGAAAATATGACACCAACGCTTGGGGCGCTTTTAGCAGGAGCACGGTAATGGATAGACTTTTGCTTGAATTTCTCCGTGCCATCCTTGGGGAGAGTCGAGGGGTGAACATGCCTCCGATGCCAGCTGCTGCACCTCCGGAGGGACCCACTGCCCTTGCAAAAGGAAACATGGGGCAGGCTCTGCCGGGGAGCGAAGCTCTTCCGAAGGAGGATAAAGAGCTATCCCTCGGAGATATTTTCGGCCCAATGTTCGACAATATGCCACTGGGAAAGTCGGATCAGCTCAACATTGCGGATAGGCCGTCGTTTACTACAAGGGATACCGGGCCGGTTCCACAAGCACCAGCGGTGCGGGCAAGTGATCCTAATCCAGGTATGTCACTGCCGGTGCCGAACCCAGAGAGGATGCCTCTGCCAGAGCAGAACACTTTTGGTGCGTTCGGAGAGTTCCTTGGGGATATGGCAACGCAGGGGAATGTAACTGGTCCGGGCTTCCCTGCGCAGGGAGCACAGCCGCAGCCGTTTGGGCCGCAGGCGTCGCTGGAGCAGGCACTCGCAGCACAGGTACTTCGGGCTCCTCCGCCTGTGCCGACTAGGTCACCTGTACCTGAAGAAGACTTCGCCACGATGATGCGGCGGCAGCTGCTTGGAGGTGCATGATGGCCGGTACACTAGAGCAAATGCAGAATATGGTCAATCCTTTGGCCTTAGCGCAGAATCTGCTTGACCTTTTCGCAGGGCCTCAACAGGGGCAGTCGAAGATTGTAGATCAGCTGCCGCAAGAGGGGATGGAGAAGAACCCTCCAGCGCAACCCCTTGCGTCACAGGTTCCGGCACAGCAGGTTGTGGCAAAGACTCCCGGAGCTATGCCTGCACCACAGGAAGCTAGTGTGCAGTTTGTTGAACCTGAGGCGGGGCAAGAGTGGCAGTATGACGCGCCTATGCCTCAGACTGCGGGGCAGGGGGGACAGCCGCAGGCTCAGCCACAGCAAGGTCAGCAGAATAGTGGGTCGATCTTCGGGCTCAACGACATGCTGGGACTCAGCCCTGCGCTGCGCACAGCGATGGCACAGTTGGGTATGAACCTTCTTACGCCGAGTGCGGGCGGCATCGGAGCGGATATCGCTGGGGCTGTACAGACGTATGGGAATGCGCTTAACCCGAACTACGCTGATCCCCAGAAGCTTGAGACAGAGAAGTCTCGTGCGGAAATTGAAGCTATTCGGGCGCTTACGGAACAGAGGCAAGAGAGTACGCAGACGGAAAGAGTACGACGGACTACGGGGTTGCCAAAGGTAGGTGGAGATCGTCCAGGGACGCAGATGGAAAGGCTTGCAGCGGAGCTTGGCCTCGGGGCATCCGGGACACTGTATCTGAAGGAACGGCTCAGTCAGTTTGATCCTCTGCTTGAGGATACTACCCTGAGGGAGGCGCTTCCAGGGATTGTCGAAGAAGCGCGGCTGCTCGACCAGGCTCAGGGTGGGGGTGGGTCAAATGTGACGGGGACGCCGGAGCAGGAAATTCCATCAGTTGGTGGAACATGGAAAGATCCAGCATCAGGTAAGACG